GGAGGGCTCTGACCCGCGCGGAGGGTTCAGATCACCAGATTGACCTTGGACCGTCACGCGATGTGACGGCCACCCGATGCCGCGCGATGCGGCTGAGGAGATCGACATGCCACGTGGTGGAGCACGCAACCGGTCCGGCCCGGCGCCGGATCCGACTTCTGGCCGCAGCGACCGCCGCGGCTTCCGGCTCGACGCCTTGCCGGCCGAGGGCTACGACGGCGAGCCGCCGGCGTTCCCGTTGCCGAAGATCCCGGTGTACGACGTCTGGTTCGAGGACAAGGTCCGGCACAAGGAGCTGGACGACGAGGCGACCGAGGCCCGCTACGACCGCGAGCTCGAGCTGTGGGCGCAGGCCTGGTGCACGCCGATGGCCGCGGCCTGGGCGCGGGAGCGGTGGCGCTGGCCGATCGTCGCGATGTGGGTCCGCACCATGGCGGTCTGCGAGTCCGGCGACGCCACGGCGGCCGACAAGAACTCGGTGCACCGTTTCGCCGATCAGATAGGGATGACGCCGGCCGGGCTGAAGGAGAACGGCTGGAAGATCGCCGTCGACCAGGTCGCCGAGAAGCGCGCCGAACACTCCGCCGCCCCCGTCGATGAGCCGGACGACGTCCGGGGCCGCTTCGCTGTGATCCAGGGTGCCGCCGGCTAGCCGGCCCGCGTACGTCGTCGACTTCCCCACCCTCTGGGTGGTCCCGGCTTGGATCGAGCGGCACTGCGTCATCCCGGACGGTTTCCGCAAGGGCCGGCCGTTCCGGATGTACGACTGGCAGCTGTGGTGCACCGCGAACCACTACCGGGTCAAGCCGGACGCTCGCCAGGACCCGGACTACCTTGCCGGTGACCCGGACGCGATCCCGATCCGGTCGGCCGCGTTCTTCTACCGGCGCAGCCAGGTCATCGCCCCGCAGAAGACCGGCAAGGGGCCGTGGTCGGCGGCGTGGGTGTGCGCCGAGGGACTCGGGCCGGTGCTGTTCTACGACTGGGCCGGCGAGAACGACGCGTACGTGTGCGAGGACAACGGCTGCTCGTGCGGCTGGGTGTACCGCTACCGGCCGGGCGAGGCGATGGGCCACGCGTGGCCGACGCCGCTGATCCAGCTGCTGGCCACGTCCGAGGATCAGGTCGACAACGTGTACCGGCCGCTGAAGGCGATGGCTCGCAACCCGCGGCTCAAAGATCGGATGATGGTCCGCGAGGGCTTCATCCGGCTGCGCGACGAGGGCGGCGACCCGGACGAGAACCGCATCGACGTCGTCACCAGCTCGGCGCTGTCGCGGCTCGGCAACCCGATCAACTTCTGCCTGCAGGACGAGTCGCAGCTGTACACCGCGACCAACAAGCTGGTCAGCGTGGCGCAGACGATGCGCCGCGGTGCGGCGGCGATGGGCGGCCGGTCCGGGGAGACGACGAACTGCTTCGATCCGTCGCAGAACTCGACCGCGCAGACGACGCACGAGTCGACGAAGAGGGACATCTTCAAGTTCTACGAGCCGCCGCCGGCCGACCTGAAGTACACGGTGCGGGCGGAGCGCCGGCGGATCCACGCCATCAATTACAAGGGCTCGCCGCACGCGGACCTGCACGGCATCAACGCCGAGGCCGAAGAGTTGATGGATGAGGACCCGGCGCAGGCGGAGCGGTTCTTCGGTAACCGGATCGTCTACGGCGCCGGCTCGTGGATGGACGGCGAACGCTGGGACGGCCGGGCGTGGCAGAAGGTGATGCCGGTCGGCACGCCGCCGCGTGAGGTCATCTCGGGTGCGGCGGTGGTGGGCGGTTTCGACGGCTCGGACACCGACGACTGGACGGTGCTGCGGCTGCAGACCGAGGACGGCTACCAGTTCACCCCGCGGTACGGTCCGGATCGCCGGCCGACGATCTGGAACCCCGCCGAGTTCGGCGGCCAGGTCCCGCGGCTCGAGGTGGCCGCCGCGATCGAAGAGGTCTTCGAGGCCTTCCAGGTCGCCCGACTGTACTACGACCCGCCCGGCTGGAAGTCCGAGGGCCAGGACTGGGAGTCGAAGCACGGCGAGAAGGTCGTGCTGCGCTGGGAGACCTACCGGATCGTCCAGATGCACGCCGCCGCGGTCCGGCTGCACACCGACGTCTGCAAGGCGGACACGGTGTTCACCCACGACGGCGACGCGCAGATCGCCGTGATGGTGCGCAATACCCGGAAGCTGGCCCGGCCGAATCTGCGGTACGTGCTCGGCAAGCCGAGTCAGACCCAGAAGATCGACGGCACGGTCAGCTCGATCCTGTGCAACGAGGCCGCCGGTGACGTCACCGCAGCCGGCCTGTGGCCGAAGCCCCGAGTCCGCCGCAAGGTCACCGTCTACTCGCGCTGAGGGGAGCGACCACATGGCCCTCCCCGATTCCGAGCGCGACCTCATCTACCGGCTGCTGAACGCGCACGAGATCGAGAAGCCCCAGCTGCGGGCGCTAAACAACGAGTATGAGCTGCGCTCGCCGCGGGCGTACATGCATCCGGAGATTCAGGCCGAGCTGGGCGAGCGCGTTCAGCAGGTCGTGATCGCATGGCCGCAGCTGGTCGTCGACTCCCTCGAGGAGCGCCTCGACGTCGAGGGGTTCCGGTTGCCGAAGGGCGACGCCGACGACGAGCTGTGGCGGGTGTGGCAGGAGAACTCTGCCGACGAGCAGTCGCAGATGGCCACGGTCGACGCGCTGACGATGCGCCGCTCGTACATCGCGGTCGGCACCAACGAGGACGACGCGGATACCCCGCTGCTGACCTTCGAGTCGCCGCTGGAGGTGTACGCCGACATCAACCCGCGGACCCGAGCCGTGCGGGCGGCGATCCGCAAGTACGGCCGCGACGCTGACGGGATCCGGCCGGCGGAGTGGTACGCGACGCTGTACGAGCCGAACCAGACCAGCTACTACGACATCACCCGCGAGTGGACGCTGATCGACCGGGATGAGCATGGGCTGGGCGTGACGCCGATCGTGCCGATGGTGAACCGGGCGCGGCTGGCGGACTGGCGTGGCCGCTCCGAGCTGGATCCGATCCTGCCGCTCGCCCGGGCGGCGAACAAGCTGGCGACGGACATGATGGTGGCCGCCGAGTTCATCGCGGTTCCGCTGCGAGGCATCTTCGGTGTCGGCCCGGGCGACTTCGAGGACGAGGACGGCAACTCGATCAGCCCGATGAAGGCGCTGATGGGGCGGCTGCTGACGATCCCGGACGACGAGAAGGTCGTCCGGGAATTCGAGTTCGCGGCGGCGCAGCTGTCGAACTTCCACGAGTCCATCAACCAGCTGGCGCGACTGGTCGCGTCGCTGTCGGGTTTGCCTCCGCACTTTCTGGGCCTGGCCACCGACAACCCACCGTCGGCGGATGCGATCCGCTCGGCCGAGGCCCGGCTGGTGAAGCGGGCCGAACGTAAGCAGCGGGCGTTCGGCGGCGCCTACGAGAAGGCCATGCAGATCTCCCGGATGCTGATCGGCGACGACGATCCGAAGTGGAAGCGGCTGGAGACGATCTGGCGTGACGCGTCGACTCCGACGATCGCGCAGACCGCCGACGCCGCGGTGAAGAAGTACACCGCCGGGATCACGACGCTGCGGCAGACCCGCGAGGACCTGCAGTACACCGACGCGCAGATCGAACGCATGGAGCAGGACGACCAGGAGCGCGCCGCGCAGGACCCGCTGGCGTCGATCGCCCGCGACCTCGGCGCCGGCGGCGTCCCGGCCGAGCCGGCTGCGGTGCCGGCCGATGTCGGTTGAGGATGTCGCCCGCCGGCACCACGAAGGACGTCATCGGCTGACAGAGGCGGTCGGCCGGCTCGCGCTGCAGTCGTGGCAGCACATGGATCCGGCCAGCCTCGACGCCTCATGGTCAGCCCTGGCACCCCAACTGCACGCCGGCGTCGCAGGCGCGCAGCTCGCAGCCGCCCGCACGGCCGATGGATATGTAGGCGAGGCGCTCGCCGAAGAGGGTGTGGATTCAGTATCCGCCGCGGTGGTGAACCCGAACGCGCTGGTCGGCGTGGCGTCGGACGGGCGGCCGCTGGATTCGCTGCTGTTCAACTCGGTAACGCTTGTCAAGGCGGCGATCGGCAGCGGCGTGACGATCGACCGGGCGATGGCCGCCGGTTTCGCGAACCTCGACATGATCGTGCGCACCCAGGTCGCCGACGCTGGCCGGGTCGCCGACCAGGTCGCGCTCGTCGGGCACGCGAACGTCGGCTATGTGCGGATGCTGGTCGGCAGGTCGTGCTCCCGGTGCGTGGTGCTGGCCGGCCGCCGGTACCGGTGGAACGCCGGGTTCCTGCGTCACCCGCGCTGCGACTGCGTCCACGTCCCGGCCGCCGAGGACCACGCGGACGAGATACGGACCAACCCGGCCGCCTACTTCGACTCGCTGAGCCGCACCCAGCAGGACAAGGCGTTCACGAAGGCTGGCGCACAGGCCATCCGAGACGGCGCCGACATCGGCCAGGTCGTCAACGCCCGCCGTGGCGCGTTCGGCTTGGCTCCCGCTGGCGCTCGCCTCTCTGCCGAAGAGTTGCGGGCCTTGCGCGGCGGTCGCGAGGTCGGCCGGCTGGAGACCCGCAACGTCTTCGGCCGGGACCTGTTCATCACTACCGAGGGCACCACGACCCGGGGCGTCGCTGGCCGCCGGCTCGGCGCCAGGGCGCCACGGTTGATGCCGGAATCCATCTACCAGATCGCGGGCAACGATCGCGAAGAAGCGATACGGCTGCTGCGCCGCAACGGCTACCTACTCGAGCGCCCCGCGACGGCCAGGACCGGCCTGCCGCCGATTGCACGCCCAGTCCGTGCGGCACGCGTGCCTGCGGCACCCAAGGCCGCCGTGACGCCGAAGCCAGTGGCTCCCGATGCTCGTGCCGTGCTCGAGCGCAGCATCGCCAGCGGCATCCGCGAGTCGGAGAAACTGTCGGGCGGCGCCATCGGCGACGTGCATCTGGTGACGTTCAACGACGGCAGCCAGGCGGTCCGCAAGACGGCGCGTGAGCCGATCTTCGGGTATTCGAATGTGCGGCTGACCGAGAACGAGGTGCTGGCGGAGAAGGTCGGCCGCGCTCTGCGCGCACCGATCCCGGCGGTCGTCCGCACCGGCGAGACCGAGATCTTCATGGAGTACGTGCCGGACGCCAAGCCGGGCATCTGGCTGTTCCGGGGCATGGGGCGCGCCGAGCAGATCCCGGCGATCAGCGGGTTCGTGAGGGAGTCCGGCGATCCGGGTCACAGGCTGGGTCTGCTGGATCTGCTGATCGCCAACGACGACCGGCACGACGCGAACTGGCTGGTGCGTCCCGACGGCAGCATCGTCGGGATCGACCATGGTCTCGCGTGGCCCATCTCAAGGATCACCCCGACGGCGATCGAGCATGAGGAGCCGCGCTTCAAGAGCGGGTTCGCGAAGCTGTTCAACGGAGGATTCGCCCACCTGCCGAACCAGGGCTACATCCCCAACGACCTGACCCCGGCGGACATCGACTGGGTGGAACAGCGCCTGGTGGCGTTGCGGCCGGACTTCGACGAGCTGGGCCGGGGCAACTACCTCGACTACTCGCTTGCCCGGCTGCGGCAGCTGCGGCCGTGGGCGCGCGGCACCGTGAACAGGATCAGGCCATGACCGTCATCCAGCTGGTCGACGCCCGCACGGGCGAGGTCTACGACACGGTCACCGTCGACGGCGCCCACATCACCTACGACACCGGCGACGCCCGCGACCTGATCGAGTCCCGGGCCCGGCTCGCCGACGGCACCGACCAGCTGGTCGCCTCCCTCGACGGCTGGTCGAACGGCTACGTGGCCACACGCCTCGCATAGACCACCTCGCGCACGCCGCGAGGCCGAAGTTCCGATCCGGCGCGATGCCGGTCGACACACGAAGAGGTCGCGATGACCGCACCCGTCCAAGAGCCGGCCGAGCCGGACACCACTGCCGACCCGAAGCCAGCGGGCGACCCGCCGGCCGACGAGAAGCCCGACACCGAACCACTCGGCGACGCCGGCAAGAAGGCCCTCGCGGCCGAGCGCGAGCAGCGCAAGGCGGCCGAGCGGGAGTTGGCGAAGTACCGCAAGGCCGACCAGGACCGTGCGGACGCGGAGAAGTCGGAGGCCGAGAAGCGTGCTGCCGCCGAGCAGCGCGCCGCCGACGCCGAGCTGCGCGCGACGCGCCTCGAGATCGCCGCCGAAAAGGGTCTCACCACGGCGCAGGCGAAATACCTGACCGGCGCCAACCGCGAGGAACTCGAGGCGAAAGCCGACGAGATCCTCGTCGACTTCCCGGCCACCGCGGCCAAGCCGACCTCACCGAAGCCGGACCCATCCCAGGGCGCCCGGGGTGAAACGAAGACCCGTTCCGCATCACTCGGACAAGCCGTCAAGACTGCGCTGAGCAAGAGCTGACGGCTGCGCCCCCAACAGGAGAGCAGAAATGCCGATCACCCTCGCGCAAGCGCAGGTCAACACCCTCAACGACATCGACTTCGCGGTCATCGACAACCTGCGCCGCTACGGCGGCTGGCTGCTGGACCAGATCGTCTTCGATGACACGGCCACGCCCGGCACCGGCGGTGGAACCCTCACCTACGGCTACACCCGGCTGACCACCGCCGCGCCGGCCGCGTTCCGCGCGCTGAACACCGAGTACACCCCGGGGCAGGCGACCCGTACCCGGTACACGACGGACCTGAAGCCGCTCGGTGGAGCGTTCACGGTGGACCGCGTGCTGGCCAACCTCGGCCCGGCCGCGACCAACGAGGTCACGTTCCAGATGCAGCAGCTGCTGACGTCGATCCAGACCCGGTTCGCGCAGGAGGTCATCCTCGGCGACACCGCGGTGGACGCCAACGGCTTCGACGGCCTGGACAAGGCCCTCACCGGCACCGCGACCGAGCTGACCACAGCCACGAACTGGGCGACCGTGGCCACGCAGGTCGCGGCGAACCAGGAGCTGGACAAGCTGGACGAGTGGCTGTCGCGGCTGGTGCCGAGCCACGTCGGCTCCGGCGACCAGGGCGCTCCGGGCGCGCTGCCGCCTGGCCGCAAGGCGATCCTCGGCAACACCAAGTCGGTCATGCGGCTCAAGGCGCTGGCCCGCTGGGCGAGTCTGGCCACCTCGGAGAAGGACGAGCTCGGGCGGCAGATCACGATGTACGGCGACTGGGTGCTCGTCGACCTCGGCGACCGCGCCGACGGGGCGTCGCCGATCATCCCGATCACCGCGAACGCCACCGCCATCTACGCGGTCACGTTCGGCCTGGACGCCTTCCACGGCGCCTCGGTCGCCAACTCGCCGCTGCTGAACACGATCATGCCGGACTTCTCCACAGTCGGCGCCCTCAAGAGCGGCGAGGTCGAGATGGGCCCGGTGACCATGGTGCTCAAGAACACCAAGGCCGCCGCCGTGTACCGGAACATCACGGTGCAGTGATGCGGTACCGCGTCACCAGCCCCGTCGCCGATCACTCCGGCCGGCTCGGGCGACTGGTCTTCACCAACGGCGAGGCGCTCGCCGGCGACGAACACGTGGCCGAGCTGGACTACGCCCGGGCGCGCGGCTACGGCGTCGAAGAGCTCGTCGAGCAGCCGCCGGAGGAAGCCGAGCCGGACGGCATGCCGAAGAAGTCCGCCAGCACCGAGGCCTGGCGGGCGTACGCGACCGCCGCTGGCGACCTGCCGGCCGAGCAGGTGGCCACCATGTCCCGCGACCAGCTGGTCGACCACTACGCCGCCAAGGAGATTCCGCAATGACCCAGCTCGGCCTTTTCCAGGGCAGCCCGCGGGACGCGCTCGCGGCCTACGCCGCCTCGATGCCGTCGACCCCGACCACCTTTTTCCGCTCGAGTCAGCCCCGTGTCGGCCTGTACGACTCGGCGTCGGACACCGGCAACGTCGCATTGACCACCCAGGTCATGACGAGCGTGCCGGTGTTCCTGGCTGCCGGCGACGTCGTCACGAACATCTCGGCGCGCTCCGGCGCCACCGCGGCCGGCACGCCGACGAACTGGTGGTTCGCGCTGTACGACAACGCGGCCACCCCGGCGCTGCTCGCGCAGACCGCCGACCAGCTGACTGCCGCGTGGGCGGCAAGCACCACCAAGACGCTCCCGCTGGCCACCGCGCAGACGATCCGGACCACGGGCGTCTACTGGGTGGCCATCCACGTCAAGGCCACCACGCCTCCGACGCTGCTCGGCTCGGTCGCCGTCGCCCCGATCGTCGCCGGCGAGCGGAATCTGGCCCAGACCTCAGGCTCGGCGCTGACCACGACGGCCCCGTCCACCATCGCGACGCCGACGGTCGCGCAGTTCGCGCCGTACGTCGTCCTGACCTGATCGACAAGGGGGCGGGGTTCTCATGGCCGACATGCTGGCGACCGTCGCGGACCTCGCTTCCCTGCTGCAGCGCGACGTCCTCACGATCAACACGGCCAGCGCGACGCTGGCCATAGAGGTATGCACGGGCGTCGTCCAGGCCGCCGCGGGCGGGCAGCGCATCGTGCGCGTGGCCGGGGACGTGCTGACGCTGCCGGGCACGACGGAGCAGTGGCTGCGCCTGCCGCAGATCCCGGTCGTGTCGGTGGCGTCGGTCACGCTGGACGGCGTCACGCTCACGGCCGGCGCGGCCGGGTCCGGCCCGGCCACCTACCGGCTGGTCGGGAACCGGCTGTGGCGTGGCTGCGGCTGGCAGACCTACTGCGGTGAGCCGTCCACGGTGGTCCCAACCTTCACGCACGGCCTCGCGACCGGCGACCAGCTGCTGCAGTTGGGGCGCGGCGCGGTCCTGAGCCTGGCGCGGGGGCTGTTCACCAACCCCGATGGCACCATCCGCGAATCTATCGACGACTACGCGGTGGCGTACGCCTCGGCGTCGACGGCGCTCGACGCTGCACCCAGCCTGCGGGCGTTGCTGAGCAAGCAGTACGGGCCCAAGGCCCGCATGGTCCGGGTCATCTGAGAGCGGTAGGAGACATCCCATGTCCAAGGCCCGATACAGCGTCCAGACCGGCGCCGCGGTCGCCCTGTCCGCAGCGACCGCGAAAACGGTGCTGGCGGTCATCGCGCCGGCCCAGTTCGGCGTCGACCTGATCGGCTACGAGCTGGCGTTCGACGGTGTGACCGCCTCGGCGGTGCCGGTGCTGGTGGAGATCTGCGCGTCAACGTTCGCGACGAACTCCACCCCGGGCACCGGCAACACGACCGCGACAGTCAACCAGATCGCCGGCCGCACGATCACCAACGGCTTCACCGGCTTCTACGCCTCGACGTCAGAGCCGACGGTGCTCACGCCGATCGACTCGTTCCTGGTGACCCCGAACGGCGGCACGGTGATCCGCGACTACGCCGGCGCGACGCCGGACAGCCCGGTCAGCAACGGCTTCGTCATCCGGTGCACGGCGCCGGCGGCCGTGAACTGTCGCGCGACTCTCGTCTTCGAGCGCTGCTGAGCATGTCGCGCACGTTGGTGATCGCCCGCGCGCAGGCCGCCGCCGAGGCGGGCATGGTCGACGCGTGCACCATCCGCCGGGTGACCGGCGAGACGACCGTGCCGAGCTCCGGCGTGGTCATCCCGGCCTACCTGGTTCCGAATCCGTACAGCGGCAAGTGCCGGGTGCAGCAGTCCCTCGCGCAGGCCGACCAGCACGACGCCGGCGAGGACTACCAACTGCAGCTGCGCCTGACCGTCCAGCTGCCGATGACGGTCACGGGCCTCGAGGTCGGCGACCAGGTCACCATCACCGCCTCCCAGGACGGCGATCTGGTCGGCCGGACCTTCCTCATCCGCGACCTGTTCCACAAGACGGACGCCTCCGCGCGCCGCGTCGGCGTCACGGAGAGGACGGACTGAGATGGCCGGCGACATCCAGGTCGATGCCGGCGAGGTCTTCGACCTGGCGCAGATCCTCACCGACGCCGCCGGTGTGGCCCCGGCGGACGCGCGCAGCATCGTGAAGCGCGGCGCGCAGAACATCAAGACCGACGCCCAGCGCCGCATCTCTCCGGTCGTGAAGCGGCACGCCCCGGCCTACCCGAGGGCCATCACCTATGACACGCACGAGACGCTCAAGGGCGCGTGGGCGGAGATAGGCCCGGACAAGAACAAGCGGCAGGGCGCGCTGGGCAACCTGTTCGAGTTCGGCTCGCCGACCAGCCCGCCGCACCCGCACATGGGCCCGGCCGGCGAAGCCGAGGAACCGAAGCTGGCCAAGGCCATGCAGGACGCCGCCGCGAAGGCGCTGGGCGAGCGGTGACCGCCCAGCCGCATGCTCAGGCGTTCCTGGACCTACTCGACGCGGACAACACGGCGCCCGCCCTGGTGGTGCTCGACGGCAAGGTCCCGGACGGCCAGAGCCTGCCGTACGTCCTCGTGTATTTCTACATCGGCACGCCGGATGGCCTGGTCGCGCCCGACAAGGTGTCCCTGGACTTCGACTCCGACGTCGTCGAGCTGTGGGCCTACTGCCACAACGTGGGCGGCAACGCGATGGCCGCCCGCATCGAGGCCGGACGGACCCGGGCGGCGGTGCTGAACCGCACGCCGGTCGTGGCCGGCCGCTCGTGCTTCCCGATCCGGTGGCGTGAGGGTCAGCCCGCCGCCCGCGACGAGGACACGGGCGCGCTGTACGTCGACCAGGTCGACGTCTACGGCTTCACCAGCGTCCCCGGCTGACCCGACGTTTTCGCCGGCACTCCGGCGGCTTCACCCTGCCCATCCATCTGAAGGGGGTGCGCCGCGTGGCGCTCCAGGCATCCCAGTCGGTCGTCACGACCGGCACCACACCCACGCCGATCACACCTACGGCATCCGACACGATCGCCGCGTCCAGCTTCGGCGTGAACGGCGTGTTCCTGCGGGTCATCACGACCGGCACCGCCACGAACGTCGCAACCCTCGACCCCGGCTTCACCCCGTCCAGCAACCCCGGGACGGTCACGCCCGTCGCCGCCCCGGCCACGGGCGTGCGGATGATCCTCGTCCCCCGCTCGGCCATCAACGCCTCGGGCGTCGCCACGGTCACGTTCTCCGGCGCGCTGACCGGCGTGACCTACGAGCTGTACGCGGCCTGAAAGGGACTGACGCGATGACCGACAAGAACCTGCACTGGATCGCCGACCCGGAGGGCGTCAAGGCGAAGGTCCAGGGCGCCGAAGCGCTCGCCGAGTGGACCCAGGTCCGCGGCTGGACCGAGACGTCCGAGCCGGTGGGCCTCGAGTTCCAGTGGGTGCGAAACGCCGACCACGGCGGCAAGGGCGTGCTCAACCACGAGGCCGCCCTGCTGCACGAGGGCCTGGGCTGGTTCCCGTGCGGCCCGGACGGCTACGACGAACCCGCCGCGGCGCCCACGAGTTCCCCGTCCCCCAAGCTCGCGGCCAGCGCCGACAAGATCAAGGAGTAGTGACCAGTGCCTGACATCACCAGCGACGGCAAGACCCGGGTCTACTGGGTCACGACCATCGCGAACATCAACGCGCCGACCACCACGGAACTGAACGCGGGCATCGCGCTGCAGTCGACGCAGACCGCGGACGGCCTGGCCGGCTTCCGGCCGGACACCGCCGACGTCGACACCTCCGCGCTGGACTCGACGTTCAACACCACGGTCAACGGCCGTACCAGCTTCTCCGGCACGCTGCTGCGGCTGAAGAAGCAGTCCGGCACGGACACCATCTTCACGACGCTGATCCGCGACACGGCCGGCTATGTGGTGGTGCGCCGCTCGATCGCCTCGACGACCGCGTGGGCCTCAGCCCAGGCCATCGAGGTGTATCCGGCGCTGTGCGGCGAGATCGCCCGGATGGACCCGGAGCCGAACACGGTCGAACGGTACGAGATCCCGATCAAAATCACCTCGTCGCCCGCGATGCGCGCCGCAGTCGCGTAACCGTCAAGAACTGTCAACCGCACCACGGCTCCCGGACTCGGGGGCTTTTTTCGTGCAGGGCCGGGCCTCCTGGCGGGTGTCCGGCCCTGCGCCAACCCGCCAGGAGAGTACGTGAGCGGCAAGAGCACCCTGAAGAACTTCAAGGCCATGCTGGCCGAGGCGAAACTGCCCGAGAATAGCGTCCCGATCTGCCTGCGCGGCGACCTGGTCGCCGACCACGAAGCCGCCGAACGCGACCTCGAGGTGGCGCAGAAGAAGCCCGCCGACAGCCTCGCCGGCAACGGCGTCGGCGAGATCGTCGAGCGCATCGAAGCCCTCGAGGCCGAGATGCGGGAACACACCTACGACTTCCGGTTCCGCGCCATCCCGAAGCCGGACTTCCGGGCGATGGTCGCCGCCCACCCGCCGCGGCGCGACGAGGACGGCTCGGTCGTAGAGCAGGACCGCTACATGATGGCCAACTACGAGACGATGCTGACCGCGCTGGTACGGGCCTGCCTCATCGACCCGCCACCGGAAGAGGTCGACTGGGACGAGCTGGACGCCAAGCTCACCGACCGGCAGCAGGGCAACCTCGCCGACGCGGCCTGGTTCGTCAACCGCGGCGAGGTGGACGTCCCTTTCTCGCGCGCCGCATCGCTGGTGAAGCGGAATTCAAGCGGCGAATAGAGACCGCCGAGCGCCTCGGCGTCCCGCCGTCGCGGCTGGACGGCCGGGAACCGGCCGAGACCACCGAATACGAGCACGACGACGCCGGCCGGCTGATGCGGTCGGTGACGACCCGGGAGCCGTCCTGGACCGAGCAGGACCGCGCCGAGTTGCTGGCCCTCGCCATGTACCGCTCGTGGCTGTGCCCGTGCGGCTGCGGCCACCTCAGTGAGGACTCGCTGAGCCACGAGGAGACCGGCCCGGCGTTCGTCGCGTCCCGGATCGTCTGCCGTGCCCGCCTGTCGATCCTCGAAGCCCAGCGCGACGTCGACGGCGACAAGCCGAACCCCAACGCCCCGGCCCGGCTGTGGATCGTCGAGAAGAGGTGATGGCGTGCGCACCGTCGGCGTGAAACTCATGGCGGACATCTCCGACTACCAGCGCAAGATGCGCCAGGCCGGCGGTGAGGCGAAGACCCTCGGTGGGCAGCTGGACAAGGCCAACAAGGAGGGCAAGCTCGACCACGTCACGAACGCGGCTGCCGGCCTCGGCCTCGGTCTGCTCGGCGCCGCCGGCGCGGCGGTCAAGATGGCTGCCGATTTCGACAAGCAGATGTCCTCCGTGCGGGCCGCCACCCATGCCTCCGCCGACGACATGGACAAGCTGCGCGGCGCCGCGATCCAGGCCGGCAAGGACACCGCGTTCTCGGCGACCGAGGCGGCCAAGGGCATCGAGGAACTGTCCAAGGCGGGCGTGTCGACCTCCGACGTTCTGGGCGGCGGGCTGAAGGGCGCGTTGTCGCTGGCGGCGGCCGGGGAGATCGACGTCGGCACCGCGGCGGAGACGGCGGCCAGCGCGCTGACCCAGTTCAAGCTCAAGGGCTCCGACGTCCCGCACGTCGCCGACCTGCTCGCCGCCGGCGCCGGCAAGGCCCAGGGTTCGGTGCAGGACCTGGGCGCCGCACTCAACCAGTCCGGCCTCATCGCCGCGTCGACGGGTCTGACCATCGAGCAGACCACCGGCACGCTGGCCGCTTTCGCGAACGCCGGGCTGATCGGCTCCGACGCCGGCACCAGCTTCAAGACGATGCTGCAGTCCCTGCAGGCGCCGTCCGGCAAGACCCGCGAGCTGATGGACGAGCTGGGCATCTCGGCCTACGACACCCAAGGTCAGTTCATCGGCATCACCCAGTTCGCCGGCGTGCTCAAGGACAAGTTGTCCAAGCTGACCCCGGAATTGCGCGCGAACGCGTTCGCTCAGATCTTCGGCTCGGACGCCACCCGCGCGGCGAACATCCTCTACGAGCAGGGCGCCGAGGGCATCCAGGGCTGGATCGACAAGACCAACGACGCCGGCTACGCGGCCGAGACTGCTGCGATCAAGACGGACAACCTCGCCGGGGACCTCGAGCGGCTCAAGGGCTCACTCGAGACGATGGCCATCGAGGGCGGCTCGGGCGCCAATAGCGGCCTACGGGTCATCACCAAGGCCGTCAACGCCCTGGTCGACCAGTTCGGTCAGCTACCGTCCGCCGTCGGCGGCAGCCTTACCGTCCTGGCCGGCGTGGGTGGCGCGGCGCTGCTCGCCGGCGTGGGCTGGGTGAAGTACCGCGCGGCTGTCGCGTCGGTTACCGAGCAGCTGATCGCGGCCGGCCCGGCCGGCGAGAAGGCGGCGGCCGGACTTGAGAAGACGCGCAAGGCGGCCGCCGCCGCCGTGGCCGTGTTCGTCGCACTCGAGATCGCCGGCGCCGTCTTCGACGCGATGGGCAACGACGCGGCAAACGTCGACAAGCTGACAGCGGCGCTCACGAACTACGCCAACACCGGCAAGGTGGCCGGTGAGCTGACCACTGACTTCGGTCAGAACATGGTGGACTTCCGGCGCCAGGCGGGTCTTGCGGAGTCCGCCACCCACGGATGGGTCAAGGGCTTCAACGACCTGACCAGCTCGATACCGGGTGTCGGCTCCGCCATCGATGCCCTCAACGAGTCGACGCAGGGTGCCTCGTTCAACTCCGCGACGGACGCGATGGGCGCCTACGACGAGGCTCTGACCTCCGTCATGGCCACGACGAACGACGCGCAGAAGGCGTCGCAGCTGTGGAACGACGCGCTCTCCCGGTCCGGCCTGGACACCGACCAGCTGGCGAAGCTGCTGCCGAACGCCTACAAGAAGGTCGGCGAACTCAACACCCAGTCCATGCAGGCCGCCGACTCGGTGGGCGCCCTGGGCGGCGCCGAGCAGGGCGCGGCGGGCGACACGGCCGAGATGACCGAGGAGATGAAGAAGCAGAAGGCCGAGGCGGACGCGCTCGAGCAGCAACTGGAATCGCTGTTCAAGCAGTACATGTCCGCCGATCAGGCCGCGCTCAAGCTGAAGGAAACCGAGGTCGCGACCAACAAGGAGTTCAAGGACGGCGCCCACACGCTGTCGCTGAACACCGACGAGGGCCGCAAGAACCGGTCAGCGGTGCTCGACCGGATCAGCGCTATCGAGGACATGCGCGAGGCCGAGATCAAGACCACGGGCAAGGTCGACGAGGCGAACACCAAGTACCGCAGCCAGATCGACGCCCTGCGGGACACCCTCAAGCAGATGGGCTTCAACCGCGGCGAGATCGACAAGCTGATCAGAAAGTACCGGGACATCCCGCCCGAGGTGAACACCAACGTCAAGATGACCGGGGACAAGCCTGTCGGGCAGAAACTCGCGCTGCTGTCCCAGATCCAGACGGCGCTGAAGAACGGCACCCAGCTGCCCGGCCCGGCCCGGCGCATGTTCGCCGGCTACGACCGCGGCGGCTGGACCGGACCGGGCGACACGCTCGACCCGGCGGGCATCGTGCACGCCGACGAATTCGTCATCCGCAAACAGTCGCGCCGCAAGCTCGAGCGCGAAAACCCGGGCCTGCTGGACCGGATGAACGAGACCGGCGAGGTCGGCTACGCCGAAGGCGGACGGGTGCAATGGCCGTTCCCGGTCACCGCGGCGATGACCCGGATCCCGTCGGCGAAGGACGTCGCCGCCGCAGTAGGCCCGCCCTCGGGGCAGACGTACCGGTGGATGGAAGCGGTCGTACGGGCCGCCTTCCCCGGCATGGCCGTGCTGTCCGACTTCCGGGCCGGCGCGCGCACCCTGTCCGGGAATCGTTCGTACCACGCGATCGGCCGGGCCGTCGACTTCCCGGCGTCGCGGCCGCTCGCCGAGTGGATCAACCTGCACTACAAGTCGCGGACCAAGGAACTGATCACCCCGTGGAACCCGCTGAACATCCACAACGGCAAGCGGCACACCTACACCGGCGCGATCTACCGGCAGCACAACTTCGCCGGCGGCAACGCCCACGATCACTGGGCGATGAAGAACGGCGGCACGATCCGCGAGCCGATCTTCGGGGTCGGCGCGTCCGGGCGTACCTACAGCTTCGGTGAGAACTACCAGCCGGAGCGGGTCACCCCGACCTACCTGTCCGACTCCGGCGCCCGCGGCGGCGGAGTCGTCAACCTGCACTTCCACAACAGCGGGCCCATCGGCTCGCCGCACGAGCTGCAGACCTGGCTGGTCGGCACGGTCGAAACGCTGAAGCGTTCGAGCCGCTGGAACGGCTGACATGGCCAACACCAGCACCGTCGTCGACAACTTCGACGACAACAGCATCAACACCGGCATCTGGGCCGGCAACTACGGCACGCCCAGCGAGACCGGCGGCCGGGCCCGGATCACCTGCGACACCGGCTACAGCGCGTACGCCACCGGCACGGTCTACACCTGGGACGACGTCTACGCCCAACTGTTCCCGCCGGCGCTCGCCAGCGCCACCAGCGAGTGCTACCTGGAGATGCTGCTGTACTCGGCCGGCCAAGCGGCCGGCACCGACGTCGGCTTCTACATCGACCAGACCGCCGGCCAGTTCTACTGCGTCAGCCGGACGAGCTTCTTCGACGGCTCGGCCAGCCCGATCACCTACAGCGGCACGACCCACGCGTGGATGCGCATCCTCAAGTCCGGCAGCAACATCCTGTTCCAGACCGCCCCGGACGGCACGACCTGGACGACGCGGCGCACGCTTGCCGCCCCGGCCTGGCTGACCGCGGCGACCGATCTGCAGATCTTCTTCGAATGCCACCGCAACAACGGCACGAACAACTTCGGCGAGGTCGACAACGTCAACACCCTCGGTGTGGCGACGTCCTCCACCCGCGGGCCGCTCGTCGTCACCGCGCCGGCCCGCCGGCTGGTCGGCGACGCGACGCTGCTGCGGCCGGTGCCGGAGATTCAGGCGCCGGTGTCCGGCCCTACCACCCGCGCGCTGGTCGTCACCGCCGCTACTGCGCCGCGCCGCGCCGCGGACGTTGTCCTGCTGCGGCCGGCCGCCGCAGCCTCAGCGGTTGCCCCGGTGGCGGCCCCGTCGTACCGGCTGATGATCGACTGGAACGACGACGGCGACTTCGACGACAGCGGCGAGGACGTCACCTCACGCACCCTCGACGGGCGCACCCCGGTCAACGTGCGCTACGGGCGCGACCAGGCCCGGGCGCTGTCGCCCATCTCGGCTGGCACCGCCAACTACGAGCTGAACAACCTCAGCCGCGACTACAGCCCGGAGAACACGTCGTCGCCGCTGGACGGCCTGGTCCAGCCCGGACGGCGCACCCTGTTCCAGGTCGACTACGACGGCACGACGTACACCCTGTATCGAGGCTTCCTCGACGACTTCAAGGTGAAGCCGGAGATCGGCCAGCGCTCCGTCGACGTGACGTGCATAGACGCGCTCGGCCGGCTGAACGGTGTATCGGTCTCGACCAGCCTCTACACGTCGGTGCGCACCGGCGACGCCATCGGCCTGGTCCTCGACGCCGTCGGCTGGCCGGCGGACCTGCGCGACCTCGACCCGGGCGCCACGGTCATCCCGTGGTGGTGGCTCGAGGACGCGGACGCCCTCGACGCGGTGCTCAACCTGGTCGATTCCGAAGGCCCGACCGCCCTCGTCACCGTCGACGCTGACGGCCGCATCGTGTTCCGCGACCGGCACCACCGGCTGCTGCGCACCGCGTCCCAGGTGGTGCAAGCCACCTGGCGGTCGTCCGGCGCCGTCGAGCCGCTGGTCTCCGCGCCGGCGGACTACAACCACGGCTGGAAAGAGATCGTCAACGCGATCAGCTTCAACGTCGCGATCCGTCAGCCGGCCGGCGGGCTCGCCGCGGTGTGGACCGCGCCGGGCCGCATCACCCTCTCCGCCGGCCAGACCGCGACCTTGGAAGCCAAAGGCAGCACGCCGTTCTTCGGCGCGCTCACACCGGTCGCGGTCACCGACTACACCCTTGTGAGCGGCACGGTCTCGGTCGCCCTGTCACGCACCTCCGGGGAATCGACCACCGTCTCGATCCTCGCCATCGGCGGCACCGCGATCGTCGACAACCTTCAGGTGCGCGGCATCGCCCTGAACACGGTCACCACCGCAGTCATCTCCGGCGAGGACGCCACCAGCATCGGCAAGTTCGGACGCCGATCCCTGCCGACCGGCCGCGACCCGGTGTGGGCCTCGGTGCAGGACGCCGCGGCGATCATCGACCTGATCCTCGGCAAGCGGGCCGACCGGGTGCCGACCATCTCGGTGTCGATGGTCGGCGGCGGCAGCCCCGTCCGGCTGCTCGAGCAGCTGAGCCGCAACCTCTCCGATCTGGTCCACGTCGTCGAGCCCCACACGGGCCTGGACGCCGACTGCTACGTCGAGCAGATCGCGCACACCGTCACCCAGGGCGGCGCCGACCACCGGACCACGTTCGGCCTCGAGAAGGCACCCGTCGCGGTGTCACCGGTGTTCACCTTCGACGTCGCCGGCAAGGGCTTCAACGACGGCAAGTTCGGCATCCGGGGCGGCGACGACCCCAACACGATGTTCATCTTCGACCAGACCGGCCACGGCTTCGACCAGGCCGTCTTCGCCACCTAGGAGACCCACGATGACGCCAGGCATCGCCGAGCTGCTACCGCAGCTGAACCTCGTGCATCACATACCTGGCTGCGAACACCTCGGCCGCACGTTCATGGGCGCCGAAGCGTGCCCGTGCCGGCCGCCGGGCACGCCGGCGTACGCGTACGTCAACCACGGCCGGTGGATCGCCGACTGCACACGCAGGCACTGCGCGAACGCCGAATCGCTGAGCCCGAAGCAGACGATGCTGCACTGCTCCAACTGCCGCCTGCTCGCCGAGGTCGTGTGGCCGCCCGATCCGGACGCCATCACCGACGCGCTCGCCGTGCGCCCCGTCCCGCAGACCCGCAACTGGGCACCGGCGGGACACCGGCAGGCCCTCGCGACGCGCCACCCCGACGGGCAGACGGTCGCCGACCTGATCGCCGAGACGCACGAACATGAGGAGACCGCCTGATGTCCTGGTCGGCACCGATGACCGCGGTCGCGAACACGGCGTTCACCGCCGCCCAGTTCAACCAGTACGTGCGCGACAACCTCAACGAGTCCGCCCCCGCGAAAGCCACCGGGGCGGGCGGCTTCATCGTCGCCAACGGGGTGAACAGCGTCATCCAGCGCGACCCCGGCTCGAACACGGTGAACACCTCCGAGACCTCCGCCAACACCAGCTACACGAATCTCGCCACAGCCGGGCCCGCCGTCACCGCCACCTCGGACGCGCGCGCCATCGTGTGGTTCACCGCGCAGATGAACAACAACTCGGCCTCGCAGGAGACGATCACGTCGGTGGCGGTGTCCGGCGCCACCACGATCGCGTCCTCCGACAACTACTGCCTCGACGTGCAGCAACCGGCAGGCGGATCAGCCTTCGTCGACGTCACCACATCCCGTGCGGTCCGGCTGACCGTCACGCCGGGATCGAACACCTACACCATGGAGTACCGGGTCACCGGCGGGACCGGCACGTTCCGTCGCCGTTCGATCGTGGTGCTTCCCGGATGAGCCGCCGGCTGCTCGCGGCCGCCGCCGTGCTGCTGCTCGCCGCCGTCACGATCGCCGCAGCCAGGCTGCCCTCCGCGCTCGCGGCGCCGCCGGTGATCACCTCCTGCGCGAACCCGCCCACGACCGTGGCGCACCGCGGCGGCAACGAGATGTTCACCGAGAACACGCTGCTGGCGTTCGACTCGGCCGCGAGCCAGGCCGGCGCGATGATCTGGGAGGCGGATCTGCGGTTCGACTCCAAGAACGTCGGCGTGATCCTGCACGACGAGACCGTCGACCGCACCAGCCCGGACACCGGCGTGATCGCCGACCTGCAGGCGTCCGGCAGCGTGCGCATCCCCACCGACGACGGCCAGCAGATCCCCACCGAATGGGAACTGCTGAACCTCGCCCAGCAGCACGGCGCGCGGGTCCTGCTCGAGCTCAAGGTGATGCCGGCCAACGCGACGCAGTGGTCGAACTTCTGGAACCGCATCGACATCACGGTCGGCCGGGCCGCAATCACGGTCTCGTCGTTCGACACGGCGATCCTGGCGCAGATCCACGAGCGGGACCCGAACGTGCGGACCGCGCTGATCCAGCAGACCGGCTACATCTCGGCGGCCGACGTGCTGGCCCAGGGCCAGTCGTTCGAGAAGTACGGGCCGAGCTACACCATCGACCGGTTCAACGAGTGGCACGCCGCCGGCATCGAGCTGTTCGCGTGGACGCTCGACAACCCGCTGGACTGGCCGCGGCTGGTGAACTACCCGGTCGACGGGATCATCACCGACAAGCCCCTCGCCTATGCGGCCTGGCTGCGGATCAGGTGTGCGGACGCGCCGGCCACGACCCCACCCACCATCTAGAAGGGGAACCCCATGCCCATGCTGCCGACGATCCTGGTGTGCGCCGACGAGCACCTCGAGATCGACGAGTGGGTGACCGAGCAGGCCAACACCAAGGCCGTCGCCCTCGGCTGGACCGTGGGTGAATACCGCGGGCTGGAGAACATGCAGGGTCGTCCCGGCCTGACCTGCGTCATGTACCACGTCTTCACCGGGGTGCTGCCGTCGTGAGTCACAGCCAGAACGGCTGGCCCGTAGCGTCGGCCGGCCAGCAGGACACGGCACCGCTGTACGCCGGCGTGACCGTCCCGAACGGTGTACTCAAGGGCGACGTCGCGATCGTCTTCCGGTGGCTCGCCGAGCGGTACCACAAGACGGTCGAACCCCTGGCCAAGGGCACGTGCTGGGGCTGGTACGTCAAGCCGATCGAGGGCGGCTCGACGATCAGTAACCACGCGAGCGGCACCGCCATCGACCTCAACGCCGACCAGCACCCGATGGGCGTCGCAACCACACGCAACTTCAGCAGCGCCCAGATCAAGGCCTGCCACACCATCCTCGCGGAAGCGGGCGGGGTGCTGCGCTGGGGCGGCGACTATACGGGCCGCCCCGACCCGATGCACTGGGAAATCGTCGGCACCGCGAGCGCCGTCCACGCACTCGCCCAACGAATCGAGGGAGACCTTCCGATGGACCAGGCCACGTTCAACAAGCTGATGACCGGCTGGTCGAAGACCACCGACGGCGCGGCCGCCCTCAGCGGACTCGCGCTCACCGACAAGATCGGCGATGTCGCCAACCCGAACCGGACCGTCGGGGACGTGCTGCGGGATGTGGCGAAACTGCGTGGCGTGCTGGTCGGCGACGCCAAGGACACGGCCAACGCCAAGCTGGCGCCGGGCTCGCCGCTCGCCCAGCTGCTCGCCGTCGCCGGGGACGTCGAAGAGATCCTGACCAAGCTGACCGCTCCTACGGCATGATGCCGACCGCGCGGGCTGCTGCGGCTGACGGGCTGACGTATGTATGAGCACGCGTCGCAAGCCGGGCGCCGTCAAGGACGCCGTGTCGTACCTGGGCGGGTGGGCGCTGATCGTGCACCAGGTGGCGTTCGTCCCGTCGCAGGACTTCAACCTGTGGGCGTTGACGACCGGCGCGCTGCTGGTCGGCGTGCCGGGGTTCAGCCAGCTCGCCCCACACCTCGTGCAGCTTCTCGCTTCGAAGCTCGGTACCGGGTCTGGGCAATCGGGCTCTCCGCCGGAGGTGTCGCCACCGCCGTCGCCGCCATCGTCGTCAAGCTCGGGAGCTGACCGGTGACGGCCCCGGCGGACCGGCAGCGTTCGGGTTGGGTGTGGCGGGCGGCGATGCTGGCGTCGGCGGTCGGGTTGTTCATCGCGTCCGTGGTGATCTCGCTGCGGGTGAACGCCGAGTCGGACCGCAAGTGGTGCTCGGTGGTGATCACGCTGGATGACGCGTGGCGGCAGTCGCCGCCGACGACGGCGGCGGGCAAGACGATGGCGGCGAATATGGCGCAGTTGCGCCATGACCTGCACTGCCCGCCGAGCTAGTCACCAGTCGACCCAGGCGCCGCCGATCGTGCGCATCCACCGCCTGGCCGTGCCCCGCGCGTAGTGCTCGGCGTGCGGACCCCGGTAGGCGATGGCCTTCTGCGGCCGTCCGCCGTCGTAGACCCGCACATACCAGCGGCCGCCGGACATCTCCCCGATGGTCACCTTCGCGGCGCCCGCGTCCCAGACGTCGCCGCTGCGCCAGCGCTGCCGCTCGGCGGAGTGCTCCCGCGCCAGGTCGACCCGTTCCATCCCCGCATCGTACGACTGTTCGAAAGGAGACTGATCATGTTCACCGCCAACTTCTGGGAGCAGGCCGCCGAGCGTGCGGTCAAGACCTTCGCCCAGGCCAGCCTGGCGCTGCTCACCGGCAACGGCATCGGCCTGCTCGACGTCAACTGGGGCACCGTCGCATCGGTCGGCGGCCTGGCCGCTGTCGCGTCGCTGCTGACCTCGATCGTCACGTCCGGCATCGGCCAGCCCAACGACCCGAGCGCGGTCAAGACGACCGCCAACTAGCAAAAGGAGCACCATGCAGCCGTCCATCGGTCGCATCGTCCACTACGTCAGCCACGGCACCCCGCCGAAGGCCGACGGCACCCAGGCGTACACCTCGCTGCCCCGCGCCGCGATCATCACCGCCGTACACGGCTCCGACCCGGTGCCCGAGCACGGCGTGCCGTACGTCGACCTGTGCGTGCTGAACCCGACCGGCCTGTTCTTCAACACCAACGTCAAGTTCGACGAGGGTGGCACCAGCGACACGCCCGGCGCTCCGACCGCGCGGTCGTACGAAGGCGGCACCTGGCACTGGCCGCCCCGCGTATAGCACGCACCTCTGACAAAACTGCGCCGCCTCGGACCTTCGGGTCTGGGGCGGCGCTTCTCTGTGTCCGGGGTCAGTCGCTGGCCAGCTCGGGCCGGTGCTCGCGGATCCACGCCTCGACGTCGGTGGAGCGCCACACCTTGCCCATCGCGAGCTCACGCCACGGGTCGGGGAAGTCCTTGCGGTTGATCACGATGTACGCCCGCTGCCGGGACACGCCGAGCCGGTCGCGGATCTCCTCCGGGCCCATCGGCTGCAGCTCTGCCATACCCCAGAAGGTAGACAGTCCGTGATCTTGGCGTGACGTAAACCCAACATTGGGTCTGGAACGTTGGGTTGTCGTGGCGTAACCTCGCCCACACGAGGCGGCGGACTTCCTCACGGGTGCGCGGGTCCGCCGCCTCGCTGGGCAACCGCGCGCCCGAGCACGAGGGCAGCGACGTGACCGACAAGGTCGTACCGCCGGGCCGCGAACTGGCCTGGAGCAACCGCAGGCTGCTCGCCGAAAGCCTCCACTGGCCGCCGGACGCACTCGAGGCCTGCGAGCAGATCGAGGCGGCCCACCCGGCCTGGCAGGTGACCTGGATGTCGGCGTACGGGCGGCGGGCGGCGGGCTTCTACGCCACCCGCGACGGTCACGGTCACAAAGAGCGCGACACCCATGGCGCAGACCCGGAGGCTCTCGCCACGGCGATCGAGGCGGTCGTCAGCTGCTGCCCGGAGTGCGGGTGGCGGATTCTCGAACCGGCCGGCAGCGACCTTTCGCCGCACGACATCCCTGGCACTGCCGAAAGGTGCGCGGTGGGTTGGAGCAGGGGCAGTGTCCCGGTCCGGTCGAGATGCCCGGCGTGCGCCAGCGTGCTGGACGTGAGGGCCGGCAGCGAGGTGCCACCGCACCAGGTCGACGGCGAGTGGTGCCGCACGCAGGGCAGTCAGCGCACGGTGTGATCAGCTGATGTAGGTCATGATGATGCTGATCGAAATCCTCGCCACGAGCACCATGTAGCCGACGATCAGCCCGCACATGGCCCAACTCGATCCGCCGCGCAAGCCCGTCCTGATCTGCTTGCGCGCGCTATGGCTGAACACCACGGCGAGGATCGCGACAGGCAGGCACAAGGGCGTGGCGATCAAGAAAAACGACAGCAGCCCGACGACAAAAGAGGAGACGGCCCAAGGGCTCGTCAGCACCAGCGTCGGAGCCTCTTCGGCCGGCGGGTAGAACTCCTCCAGCGCCTCGTCATCGGATGGCTGCAACTGCTCGTCGGGTCGGTTCATCGCGCGTCCTTCGCGTGTGGAGTGGTGGCGGGGCGCAACGCGCAGTGTGCACCGTGGGCGATGATCTAGCAACTCTAGGTCAACTATCCGATCTGGACGGACCATGTCGGTCTGACGATCAGTCCCAAAGCCGGTCATGGTCACGGAGGATGTATCGGCCGATCACCAGGCGTTGACTGGTCACTCGCGCGCCCGGCAACCCAATCCACCAAGGGAGCCATCATGCACAGCCAAACCGGCATAGTCGCCGGACTGGCCTGCCTCATCGTCGGACTGGCCGCCGACCCGGCCGCCGCCGATCCGGGGCCCATCCTGCCCCTGCCAGCCGTCGACGTGTCGATCGACCTGCTGCCCGGTGGCAGCCCGACGACGGCCGGCACCGAGGCGGAGCCGACGACGCGGCCGAAGACGACGACGGAGCCGACTAACGCAGAGCCGATCAACACCATCACGAGGGGGAATGCGGCAGTGGGCATGAACGAACCGAGCAGGCGGAGTGCCGCACGGCGGGACACGCGCACACCGGCGCCATCGCCGACGCCTGCACTGCGTACGACCGTGCCAGCACTGCCTAGAGTCGCCGTCGGGCCGGCTGGCCCCCCGGAAGGCGGGCCTGGCGGCTGGTACGACTTGATCGCGATTCTGACAGCCGCCGTCGTCGCGCTCTTCGCCATGGCGTTCGTGTTCTGGCGGGGCCGCCCGGAGGTGGTTGCGCCTTCGGGTCTGGATCCCGAGACGATGGAGGCGGCACGCAGGATCGCCCGTCGTCTGGACGATCCATGGACCGATCACTGAGCGTGCAAGATCAAGGGTGTACTTGAGGGTGTACTGCACCCCGCTGCGGGAGTCTGCACAGACTACGGAAATGCAGGCCATGCAGTGGGGTGCAGTGAACATCGACTCACTCATAATCCCTCGGTCGCGGGTTCGAGTCCCGCCCGCCCCACCAGCACGTCTGCCATGCCCGCCAAGATCAAGGGTGTACAGGAGGGTGTACTACACCCTCCTGGCTCCCGGCCGGACTCACGCACGGTCACGTTTAGGCGCGGGCAGCGCCTTGCCGATCCGGCTCGTCGCCTCTCGCTTCAGGTCCTTCGCAACATCCATGTACGCCTCGGTGACCTTGATGCTGGAGTGCCGCAGGATCGTCTGCACGACCCGCGAGTCGACGCCCAGCGCAAGCAGGAACGACGCGGTGAAATGCCGGCCGTCGTGCACCCGGATGCCCCGGACGCCCGCCTCCTCCTCGATCTCCTGCCATTCGGCCCAGTCCGCTTCCGGGCTGATCGGACCGCCGTCGAGCCGCGCGAACACGAAATCGTGCCCGGCGTAGGCGGCGCCACCCATCAGCTTCTCCAGGCCCTGAATCTCCCGGTGCCGCCGCAGCTCCTCGACGAACTCCGGCGGTAACGGGATCTCGCCGTAGCTGCTGCCCTTCGGCTTCTTGAGGATCAGCCCGCCCTCAACCTGGACCTCACCTTTGCGGAGCAGAAGAACACGCTGCGGGCAGTTCCCGCCCCGCCGCCGTCCGCACGGCACGTCGCCGCAGCCGTGCCGGAACGGCCGGCGGTGCAACTGCCAGTGGATCCTCGCGCTCGGCTCGGCGGAGTCAATGTCGACGAACGGCCAGCGCAGGCCGAGCGCCTCGCCCTGGCGCAGCCCGAGCCCGAGCCCGCACCGCCAGCGCGCGGCGCTGCGGCGCTTGTCGGTCACGGCCAGCACCCGCTCCGCGGCGCCGAGGCTGGGCGCCGCCATCGGCTTCGGCTTGAACTTCGGCCGCTCGACCAACTCGGCGAGGTTGTGGTTCAGCACGCCCTGCCGGAACGCCACCTTGAGCGCGGGCATGATGATGTGATGCACCTGGAGGATGGTCGCCTCGGCCAGACCGGCGCGGATCATCCCCACGTAGACGGCGGTGATGTTCTCGGCCTTGAGCCGGCCCATGGGGACCTTGCCCATCACCGGCCAGGCGTAGCGGCGCAGCTTTTTACGCGCGCCCTCGATGGTCGAGTAGTCGCAGTTGAGCGGCGCCACGTTCTCGAAGTAGACCGTCTCGATCCAGGTCTCGGCGAGCGGTGATCGGCCGCCCTTCTGCACGCGTCCCGTCTTCTTCTGCGCGAGCAGCTCGTCGACCCGATCCTCGACCTCGTCGTAGGTCGCGCGCTTGACGTGGCGTTGGTCGGGGCGGCCGTTCGCCTTGGTGCCGACCACGACCCAGGCGTGCCACTGGCCGTCGGCGCCTTCCGTGATCGTGGGGTAGCGCTTGGCCATGTCAGCCTGCTTCCTGCCGTGGCCTCTCATCGGCGGAGGTGGGGGGATAGGTGCGCTCGGCGAGCATCTGCAGCGTCATGCGGATGAGCTGCTTCTGAACCTCTGGGGTGTTCGGGTCCGCGAGCCGGCGCAGGATGATCCGCACGTCGTTGGGTAGCGGCGGTTCGGGGGTGGGCTCGTGCGCGGCATCGGTCATGCCGAGCGCCTTCATCGCGTCGTCGATGCTTGCCCCGGTGGCCGAGCAGAAGGCGCGGACTTTGGAGATCTGAGGTAGTTCTGTGCCCTGGCCGAGCCGCCAGCGGTGAAATGTGCTTGAGGCGACGCCGCTGGCCTTGTAGATCTTGCGGTCCGTCATGCCACGTCCCCGCGCAGCTTCGAGCGCGCGCTCGACGAAGACGGCGAACCGGGCGCGGGCTACGGCGGGATCGAGCGGCTCTGCCACGGCGTAACGGTAAGTCCCGTTTGTGGGCCTGTTGTCCCGTGGGCGGGATTGACACCGTGAGCGAAGTCGTCCGGATGGCCGGGTCGGTGCCGCTCTCCGCCGGACAGACCTGAACACTGCACTGGGTTGCATGGTTTACACGCTAGCGACGAGACGCAACCGGGGAATCAGCCGAACGTATGAGTGGCTTCGTGCATCGAGTCGCGCTACCTTGACTCCATGCACGAAGTCGCAATCAAGTTCAACCCCATGGACGGGGGTGCCGGATCGTCGGATGCCCTTGCATACACCGTCCCCCACGCGGCCGAGTTGCTCGATCTCAGCCCCCGACTGGTCTGGCATCTCGTTCACACCGGCGCCATCGAGTCGGTCAAGATCGGCCGCTCCCGAAGGATCACCCGCGAGGCGCTGATCGCCTACCTCAACAGCCTCCTGGGCGCGGCATGACCGACCGGCGTGATCTCCGCAGTGTCTTCGGCAGCGTCTTCGTCCAGGACGAGGTCATCATGGTGACCAACGGCCCGACCGAGGCCGATCTGCGCCGCAACCTAGCAACCTTCGCCCACGCCTTCGGCTGGCTTGTCCAAGAGGAAGTCGTGGTTCCCGGCTGGGGACGCATCGACCTCGTCCTCCGCGATGGTGTGTCCGCAACCCGGCTAGTCGAACTGAAGCTTGACCTCACCAAGCCCGCCCGGATCCGGCGCGCGTTTCAGCAGGCGGACGGTTACGGGCGCTGGTGGTCCCAGTCCTACGACGTGCCAGCGGACGTGTCACTCGTCGGCGCAAAGCTGGACCGTCAGGCGTGCGTCCCAGCCGTGGGCGCTTACCCGTCGGTTGGCTGTACCGATATTTCCGGCCTCCTATGGCTGATCAAGCACTCCGGCGACAGGCGCATGCGCCTGACTCGCGCCACTAAGCGCGTGGCGGCCGTAGATCAGGTCGCCGAGATGTGCCGAAACGCACTCAATGGCTTGTCGGAGATGGTCGACGAAGACCTCAAGAAGGTTGTGGACCGGCTGGCGCGCGGCGGCGCGGACACGACGCCTCCTCCTGCTCCCGGGCCGGCCGGTGCCGCGCTCCGTCCGCCGACCGGCCCGGGCATCGACAGTGCCGGCGGTGCCGCATGATCCGCCACGTCCTGTCCGCCCTCGGCCGTGTCATCGACCTGCTGCCGGCCCTGCTGCTGCTCGTGCCCGGTTGCTTCTTGATCGGTTTCGGCGCGGTCGGTGCGATATGGCACTGACTCCTCCTGATGCGTCGCGCGGTCACCAGCCGCTCGTCCCTCTGACTCCGGCTCGCCGGGACCCCCCGGTCGCTACGACCGGCGAGCCGGTTCAAGCCCCAGTCGCACCTGGGAAGGGGCCGACGCCCGGCCCTGCCGCCGCGCTTGGACCCGCGGCGCGCGGAAGCACCGAGACCGTGGTGGACCTCGGTGCAGGCGCAAGCTCCGACCCCCGGCCGCGTCTCTCACAGCGAGCGCCAACAGGCAACGGCGTCAGGCCGGGGGTCGGCCTCCAGGACGCCACCTACACGCGGGTCTGCCAGCAGCTCGCCACGGACTGGGTCTACCAGATGTCGTACGCCGAGATGGACGCCTGGCGCTGGAACAAGATGCTCGACCGCAACTACCTGCGCAGGCACTACAGCCTCGACCACGATCCGGACCGTGACGGTGCGGGCGGGTGGCCGCCCATCCCGGCACCCATCCCGCCGCCGCCGCTGCCGGTGCCGCCGCGGTGAACCTGTGGGACCTGATCACCGGCGGCAAGCCGCCCAATCAGCCGAAGAAGCCGCCGAAGGGTGCGAAGCCCAAGGGCGGCAACAAGCCGAAGAAGGGCAAGCCGCTCAGCGGCACCCTCTGACGATCGCGGGCCGCCGGTCTTCCCCACCGGACGGCCCGCCGGACCAAACCCCAACGAGAGAGAGGTCAATCCGATGAACGAAACCGTATCCCCGGCCGAGACCACAGACCAGCCGGTGACCCGGTACTTCAGCTTCGGCGGCGGCCAGAGGGACCCGAAAACCGGCGAAAGCCTGCGCGACAAGTACGCCACGGTGATCGCGGCGGACGCCGACGCCTGCCGGACCGCGATGTTCGCCGTGCACGGGCGGGAGTGGTGCGGCGAGTACGTCCCCGGCACGGCGCATGCCGACAAGTGGATCCCGCGCTGGACACAGCACGAGTTGATCGACGCGACTGGCGACGACGCGCCGAAGCTGCTCTGCACGGACTGCGGCGGCCTGATCCGGGTTCTTGACGGCGAGCTGGTGCACGTCGGCGAGCATGGCAGGTCGCTGCTGGTCGAGTCTCACGACGCGTGGGTGGCGTGATGGAGACCCGGATCTTCACCTTCGGCTACGGCCAGCGCTGCCCGTTCACCGGCAAGAAGCTGCTCGGCTACTACGCCACGGTCATCGCGCCGAGCCTCGAGCAGTGCACGCAGGTCATGAACGCCATGTTCGACGGCGTCTGGGCCGCGGAGTACCCCAGCGTCGAGGCCGCCGGCGGCGAGGAGTACGGGCTGATCGAGCACGCCCGGATCGTCATCCCCGCCGAGCTGAAGCTGAAGCCGTGGGAGTCGAGCGCCCCGCTGGCCGACCGGATCGCCGAGTCGATGGAGCCGATCCAGTCCGACGAGGTGCCGGACGGCCGGGTGATCGGCCGCGCCCCCGTCGACGAGCCCGCGAGCGACACCTCCTCCTGATCTGCCGGGTCCGTCGGCCACCTCTCTGGTCGTCGGGCCCGGCACCCGGCCCGGTCCGTGGGCGGCGCTAGCGCTCGCGGCCCGGGCCACCCAACCCGCATATGCACGACCGAAGGACATAGAGATGAACATCAACCTGGACACCCTGCAACTCGCCAAAGGCGGCCACGACAACCCCGACCAGGGCTTGTGCCTGCTAGAGGCCGCTTCCTACATGGCTGGTGAGAAGCACTCCGACCACCCGGCCTGCGTCTCGCCGATCCTCGGCGGATTCGGCCGCGAACTCAACGACCGGCTCGACGACGCCAAGCGGCAGCTGCTGAAGCCGACACTCCCGGCCATGCTGGGCACGGCCGGTGACGGCCTCGACGAGACGCGCGGCTATCTGGCGCTGGACTGGCTGATCCGCACGTACACCCCGGCGTGGCTGGATCTCGCGGGCCTGACCGCCGAGGCTGCGGAGTTGCGTGCGTTGCGCCGCATCGTGGACCTGGCCGCTGCGGAGGCTGCAGGTCCCGTGGTTCGGTTGAGCGCCGACAAGGCGCGTGCCGCTGGGGCCGCCGCTGGGGCCGCCGCTGGGGCCGCCGCTGGGGCCGCCGCTTGGGCCGCCGCTTGGGCCGCCGCTGGGGCCGCCGCTTGGGCCGCCGCTTGGGCCGCCGCTGGGGACGCCGCTGGGGACGCCGCTGGGGCCGCCGCTGGGGACGCCGCTGGGGACGCCGCTGGGGCCGCCGCTGGGGACGCCGCTGGGGACGCCGCTGGGGCCGCCGCTTGGGCCGCCGCTGGGGCCGCCGCTGGGGCCGCCGCTGGGGACGCCGCTCGGGCCGCCGCTGGGGACGCCGCTCGGGACGCCGCTCGGGACGCCCTGAAACCGACCGTCGACCAGCTCCAGGACTCGGCGATCGTCCTGTTCTCCACGATGGTCACCGCCGGTCAGGACGGCGGACGATGACCATCCTCGCTGCGGGCCCGACCGATTCGGGCGCCATCCTGCACCCCGACATCGTCGACACGCACCGCCTGGACGTCGGCGAGCGCACCCGCAACATGGCGCCGTACACCAACGGCGTGCGCCCGGCCTTGCGCCTGGCCGACGCCGACCCGGACTCTGCGGTCGAGACCGGTGAGTTGCCGGTGTGGTTGCCGACGTGGCCGGAGGCGGAGGCGTTGCAGGAGCCGCCGATCCTGCCGCCGCCCATGCCGCTGCCGTCGCCGCCGAAGGTCGCCCGGCCGTGGTTCTACCGTGGCCGCCGCCGGGTCCGTGAGCTGCGTCCCGCGTGGGCGTATCTGGCGGTCGGTGCCGGGCTGGGCTCGGTGGCCACGGTCGTGCTGCAGCTGGCCGGGATCGCCGCCCTGGTGGTGCTGCGATGACCTCCCGCGAGCCGTCCGCGTACGCGGGCAAGACGGTGAAGATCCGCGCCGACGTCGAGCGCATCGGCGGGCAGGAGTACCGCGTCGAGGACTGGTGGCTCAACGTCGCCGGTGGTTCGTGGATGGACGCCAGCGGGAACCCGGCGGCGATGCAGTACGGCATCCGGGCGGGCCTGGCCGGGCTGCCGCCCGACAACGAGGTGCTGTACGGCAAGGTCGGCGGGCTCGGCGTGCTGGTGCACATCTCGGAGATCGAGGTGCCGCAGTGACCGCGCCGACGCCGAACGCCGCGATGACTCCGGGCGAGCGCCGCGAGCTGCGCACCGTCGTCCGCCAGCGGCTGAAGGTGCTCCGCGCCGATGTCGCGCAGCGCCGCATGGAGCTGCTCGCGGACGCTGAGGCGCGGCTGGTCGAGCGGTACCGGGCCCAGGACAAGCAGATCGAGGACCTCAACTTCCGCATTGCGGAGATCGCCGAGCAGGCGAGCCGGGAGATCACGGACCTCATCATCGGCGCGCGTGGCGAGACCGAGGGCGTTTCGATCCGTAGGCCGGTGCGGCTCCAGACGCCGCGGCTGAGTTCCTACACCGAGGACCGCAGCCAGCTTCACCGGGCGATGGTCGCGGGCGTCGAGGCGCAGGTTAGGACGGCGCTGCTCGGCCTGGATCGGCAGGAGGCCGACCTACTGCAGCAGTTGGCATTGCAGACGATCGAAACGGACGCGGCCCGGCAGTTTCTCGCCACAATCCCGTCGGTGGGGGAGCTGGTGCCTGCGGCGCGGCTGGCCGAGATCGAGGCGGCGTTCGACGAGCGCCGGGACGGTGTCGCATGACGCGCCCCGACAGCTCCGACGAGTCGGCGTTCGCGGCCGCCATCCGCACCGCCCACGACCGCGCCCAAACCGAAGCCCGCCGCCAGTCACGACTCAGCCAGCACGAGGGCTACGACCGCGACGCCTGGCTGCGCCACTACAGGTGGTGGATCGACGAGGACGGCGTGACCATCCGGTCCGGGCGCGCGTTCACCCGGCGGGCGGCGACGCGCCGCAAGCACCGCGCCTACCTGCGCGAGCTGAACCACGACCACCGCGCACGACCGGCGGCCGAGCGATGACCGCCGAGCAGATGGCCAAGCTCACCGAGCAGGTCCTCGCCCGCTACCGGGAAGAGCTCATCGAGGCCGACGACCGGCAGCTCATCCACCTCGCCCAGCGCGCCGAAGCCCGCTACTCCAGCCTGCTCGGCCAGCGGATGCGCGGCCTCGTCGACGACGAACGTGACCGCCGGGTACGCCGCCACGTCGAGCTGTCGCCGCTGACCAACCGCTACCGGTCCTGGGTGAGCTGATGACCGAGCAGCTGACCATTCCGCCGGCCGACGCGCTCGTCGAGATCACCGGGCCCGGCGTCTACGACCTGCCGGCCGAGCGCTACCACGCTGACCCGGTCGCCGGCGGCTCGCTGTCCTCGACCGGCGCCCGCGCGCTGCTGCCACCGTCCTGCCCCGAGCTGTTCCAGTACGAGCGCGAACACGGCCACCCGACCAAGCGGGTCTGGGAGGTCGGCTCCGCCGCGCACAAGGTCGTCCTCGGCGCCGGCCCGAAGCTGGTGCTCGTCGACAAGGCGCGCTGGGACACCAACGAGGTCAAGAAGCAGCTCGCCGAGATCCGGGCCGACGGGGACATCCCGCTGAAGCGGCCGGAGTACGAGGCCGTGCACGCCATGGCCGCGAAGCTGCGGGAGCACCCGTTCGCGGGCCAGCTGTTCGAGCCCGGCACCGGCGAGGCTGAGCAGACCCTGGTGTGGCAGGACAAGGAGACCGGCGTGTGGTGCCGGGCGCTGCTGGACTGGCTGCGCTTCCCGCTGCCCGGGCGGCGGCTGTTCGTGCCGGACTACAAGTCCTGCGCCAGCGCGGCCCCGGACAAGTTCGCCCGGGCCATGGGCGACCACGGCTACCACATCCAGCTGGCCTGGTATCTGGCCGGCGTGCGGGCGCTGAACCTCGGCGACGACCAGGCGGTCGGGCTGCTGGTAGCGCAGGAGAAGACCCCGCCGTACCTCGTGACGGTGGTGCAGCCGGATCCGACGGCGATGCGGATGGGCGAGATCCGGATGCGGGAAGCGCTGCGGACGTACGCCGAATGCGAGGCCTCGGGGCGGTGGCCCGGATACGCCGACGATGTCGTCTTGGCCGAGTTGCCCCCTTGGGAGACGCGCGAGTTGAACGGCCAGGTTTGGTGATGCGGGCCTTTGTGGAGATCCCGCTGACCCTCAGCCGCGTCGCGCTCGTCGACGTCGACGACTACGAGGTCGTTCGTGGCAGCTCGTGGTCGACGCGGCCGAGCCGACAAACCGCCTATGCGCAGCGGTCCGCTCCGACCGGCCGACCCGGCCGGACCACCACCCAGCAGATGCACCATGTCCTGACCGGCTGGTCGATGGTGGACCACCGCAACGGTGACGGCCTGGACAACAGGCGCGCCAATCTTCGACCGGCGACGATCGCGCAGAACAACGCTAACGCTCCCGTCCGGCGCGACAACCGGTCTGGATTCAAGGGCGTATCCCGCCATCGCGACCGCTGGATCGCACGCATCGGCAAGGGCGGGTCGATCCGGCTCGGCCTTTTCGATGACCCTGCGGACGCGGCGCGGGCGTACGACGCCGCTGCCCGCGAGCTGTACGGCGAGTTCGCTCGGCTCAACTTTCCGGAGGAATCAGCAGCATGACCAACGCACTCGACCGGGCCGCACCCGCCCCGGTCCACGTCACCCAGACCACCGCCGTCGAGCAGGCGCGCGCCGTCGCCGAGGTCGCCGCCGCCGTCCAGGTCGCCCAGCAGTGCCCCCGCGACATGAACCGCGCCTGGGCCGAAATGGAGGCGTCCTGCCACCGGCTCGGCCTCGCGGCTCGCGCCTTCTACAACGTCAAGAACCGCGGCAACGGACCCACCGTGCACCTCGCCCGGGAGCTCGCCCGGATCTGGGGCAACCTCGACTACGGCGTGCACGAGCTGTCCCGCGACGACGAGCGCGGCATGTCCGAGATCCGGGCGTACGCCTGGGATCAGCAGACCAACGTCCGATCGTCGCGGACCTTCCAGGTCCCGCACCGGCGCATGGGCGGCGGCGCCAAGCTGACCGACCTCACTGACATCTACCTCAACAACCAGAACATCGGCGCGCGGGCGGTCCGCGAGTGCATCCTGTCCGCCCTGCCGGCCGACTTCGTCGAGGACGCCAAGACCCACTGCGCGAAGACGATCGAGAAGGGCGACGGCCAGCCGCTGACGAAGCGGATCGCCGACATGGCGGCCGCGTTCAAGTCCACCTACGGCGTGACGGTGCTGCAGATCGAGACCCGGCTCGGCCGCAAGCGTGGGCAGTGGACGGCGGCCGACGTCGCCGACCTGGGGGTGGTGTTCCGGACCATTGAGCGGCATGAGACCACGGTGGACGAGGAGTTCCCGCCGGAGCGGGTGACGGCCGCCGAGATCACCGGCACGCCACCCGCGTCGGCCGGTCCGCCGCCGGCGTGCGGATTCGAGACCCCCGACGGTCCGTGCAATCTCCGCGCCGGGCACCCGACCGGGCCGGAGTACGCGGGCTTCGACGGACACGACGTCATTCCGGCGGCGACGTCGTGACCCGCGCTGAGCGCACGCTGCTGCTCGCCGTGTTCCGCTGGGCCCGTGCCGACGGCGGCATGGAGTGGGGGCGCTGGCACTACCGGTGGACCCGCCAGAGCGGCCCGCGCGAGCAGTGGCTTGGCATCGACTACGACCGTGAAGACGGCGAGTACCTGTCGATCTATCGCGGCCGCTCGAGCGGGCGGGACTACTGGGTAGCTGACATCGCCGAGGCGGTCGATGTGCTCGCCGCGCTCGGCATCGTCCCGCTGCGGTTCTCGACCGCGTACCGGGCGGGCTACGACGCATGCATGCGAGCGCACCGGATCGCGGAATCGCGCATGCCCGACCGGCCGCTCTTTTCGCGCGGCTGGACCGACCCCGAGGTGTACGCGCTGCTGCCGTGGGCCGATCACGAGCTGGCGGTGCGGCGGTGAGCCGCCGGGATCCTGGCGCGGCGACCGGGCAGTTGCCGTACGAGCCGGGCCGTTGCGGGTGCGGCGACTTGGAGACGTTGCACGTGCTCAACGACAAGGCCGAGCGGAAGGCGTGTTCGTCGTCGACGTGCGGTTGCCGCCGGTACGTCGCGCAGGTCGTCGAGGCGGTGAGCCGTGGCTGAGGACTCGATTGCCAGGATGGCCGCGCGATTCGCCAAGGAGACCGCCAAGCATGAGATGACGGTGCTGCACGACGACGGCCTGTACCGGCATCTACGGTTCAGGGCACCGGAGAGCAGCTTCTACTGGTACGAGCTGGTCACCTGGCCCGGTTTCCTCGCCGTCGGCGGAGACGTCGACCACTACGTGTTCTCCCGCGTCGAGGACATGTTCACGTTCTTCCGGGGCAGCAAATATGGCATCAACCCGGTCTACTGGTCGGAGAAGCTGCAGGACGGCAGGGAGCGTGCCCGCCGCCACTCGGAGGACACCTTCAAGCAGATCGTCGGCGATGAGCTGAAGCGGCGGCCGGTGCCGAACCTGTCGAAGGAGCAGCGGGAAGCGCGCGCCGAGCTGCTCGGGCGGATGGGCGACGGCGACGGTCAGTGGGCCGAAACTGCGCGGGAGATGCTCGCCGACGCCGAACAGGCCGGGCTATTCAGCGACACGTGGGAGTGGAACTTCACCGACTGGGACTGGTCGTTCCTGTGGTGCTGCTTCGCGGTCGTCGAGGGCATCGCCGCGTACGACCGGGCTCAGCACGCCGGAGCGGCCGTGGCTGAGCCCGTCGCCCGCGTGACCGAGTACACCGTCAGCGTCCTGCCCGAGGATGACATCAACGCCAGCTCGTACGCAATCACCGTCGCGTACCGGGGCCGCGACCTGTGGGCCGTGTCCCGGCACCGGCAGTGTCTCGGCCGCGATGGCGAGTGGGATTGGGAGTCGCTGCCGTCGGAGCGCACCGACGAATGGCTTGCCGAGCACCGGTTCACCGAGCAGGAGGCGCTGCGGCTGGCCCGTGAGGCCGCGCCGGGTATCCGGTGCAACGGCCTGACCGCCGTCGAGATGCAGCAGTGGATCGCGCAGCGGCAAGGCGGTGAGGGCCGTGGCTGAGTGGAGGTGGCGCCGTAAGCCCGTCCCGGTCGTGCTGCCGGTGCCGGACGAGGTGCCCGCGATGCGCGCGTCCGCCCTGTTCGACATGCACGACCGGCGTACCCGGGCGTTGACGCTGATCGAGGCGGGTTTGACCGCCGAGCTGTCGCGTACGGCGATGCGGGATCTGCTGCTGGACGTGCGCAGCGCGCTGATCGCGCCGGAGCCGCTCGAGGGGCCGGAGCCGTTGCCGGTGCGCCCGGCGGTACCGGTCATCCCAGGGCGGACATCGTGAACGCGGCCGAGCGGGCGGCGGCGCTGACCGTCCGGTGCGGACTGCCCGGCTGCGATCAGCCGCCGGGTGAGCCGTGCGTCAGCACAGTCGACGGCAAGTTCCAGCGCGATAACCCGCACTACAACCGGATGGTGCGCGGGCAGGCCGAAACCTCCGGCAGTCACCGGCCGCTGATGCCGGGCGGGGAGTCCACCTCGGCCATGCTGCGCCGTGTCCAAGCCGCTCTCGCTGCCTCGCAGGCCGACCTGACCCGGACCGAGCGGGAACGCGACGAGGCCGTGCGGCGCGCTGCCGACCTGGAGCAGGTGCGCGAGGAGTTGAAGCAACTCCGGCGGCTGACCGACGGCTACCTGGAGGACATCCGGCACCTGGAGAGCGGGCAGGACGCGGTGATCGACAGCCTGCGCAGCCAGCGCGACCTTGCCCGCGCCGAGGTGGCCACCGCCAGCAAAGAGGTCCGACTGCTGCGCGCCGCCCGGCAGTGGGTTGTCGCCCCTGACGGCGGGCGGGACTGCGTGCGCTGCGAGCAGGAGATCCGGCGCGGCGAGGCGTACGAGCTACTGCCCGGCGTCGACGAGCTGGCCCATATCCGTTGTCCGAATCCGATCACCGAGGGAGCACCGACCATGACCACGACCAACCCGGGCGGCGAGGGCGGATCATGACGCCCGCCGAGCTACTGCACGCGGCCGAGACCAGGCTGACCGACGCCGAGAACAACCTGGCGTCGTGCATTGCCTCGCTCAACGAGCACAAGACGCGGCGCGGCGGAGTGCCGAACCCGGAGGTTGTTCAGCTCGCGCACGCGCAGGCCGCCGTCGCCCAGACGTACGCCACGCTGGCCATGGCCAAGGCGGGCATCGCCCTCGCCGAGGGCGGCAGCGCGCCGGCTGGTGCGCCGTGAGCGACCTCATCGACCGCACCGCCCAGCAGGTCCGCACCGCCGACGGCATTCACGGCCTCTACGCGGCCAGCAGCCGGGCCACCGGCCGCATGTACCGGACGTGGTGCGCGCGCTGGTTCAGCGCCAGGAAGGGCGCGGTCCTCACCAACGATTCGGCGTCCTGCCAGGACTGTGTTTGGAGGGCCGAGAAGTGACCTGGATCAAGGTGCTCGCAACTGGCATCTACCTGATGTGGACCCTCAGCCTGGCGGTCGCCCTGATGGGCAGCCTCCTCGGCATGATCAAGCCCGGCTCGCAGCTCCTCGACGCGATGTGGCAGGCGTTCGCGCGCATCCACCAGGAGCTGTGGATCGTGGTCCCGCCGTGCATCGCGCTCGCCGCCGTCGACCACTGGCACGCGCACTCCTGGTTCGGCCTGTTCACCGACGCGCTCACGCTGTTCAACTGGGTGCACTACCGCGACTGGCCGGACGAGAACCGGTGGAAGCGCCGCGGCCGGAAGCTGCGAGATGCCGTCGCCGAGCGCGCGGGCCGCCTCGTGGTGGTGCCGACGTGAGCCGCCCCGACCGGCTGCGCTGGTGGATCGCCCGCCACCTCGACCGGCTCCCCAGCCAGTGCTGGGCCGACCTCGTCTCCTGGGTGCTGGACTCCAAGCGCACCCGCGACGAGGGCGTGCGCGCCATGCTGCCGTGGCGGCCGATCCCGCAGGGCTGCCGTGACGATCTGGCCCGGGTGGGCTGCTGCTACTGCGGCAAGCTCATGTCCGCCGAGGTCCGCGAGCAGGTGGACCGTGGCTGAGATCCCGATCCCCGCCGAGGTGGCCGAGCTTGCCGCCGCAGTCCAGCGCGGCGACTACGTCGTCTGCTACGCGAAGTGCACGCCCTGCCAGTTCGGCGGCTGCCCGGACGAGCCGCACTCCTGGATGGACAGCGACGACCTGGACCACGCGGGCATCGCCGCACCCACGTCGGAGCAGGGCTGGGCGGCGCTGGCCAAGGACAAGCCGTGCGGCTGCCACTGCATGCGGCCCGGAGGCAATCGTGGATGACGACGAACCGCAATGCAACGTCCACAGCGCGCCCGGCGAGGTCTGCTACTGCACCCGGCGCGAGGGCTGCCCGTTCGCTGATGGGGACGATGGCCCGGATGACGACGCGGGCCACAGCGACGACTGGCCGCCCGTCGTGGTCACCGAGCACGCCTTCGCCGAGCGGGGGCTGCTGTGATCGAGCCGACCGACGAGATGGTCTCGGCGTACATCGCTGGGCAAGACGCAGGTGATGGCTCTATCGAAGACGGCCTGGCCGCGGTGCTTGTCCTGATTGAACGGGACCTCGGCCTCCGGGCACCGCTTCCGACGCTCACCTGTGGAGCGGCCGGACCCGATGGGCCCTGCGAGCGCGCCCCGCACGTCGCCAGCCAACGTCATGGACGCGTCGGCTCCGGAGGGCTGTCGATGTGGTGATCGAGCTGACCGACGAGATGAAGCGCGCCTTCCGCGAGGCGCAGAACCGGCGCGCCGAGGAGCTGGTGGCGGAGGGCGCCCCGCTCGGCGGTCACGACATCCTCGATCGCGGCCTGGCCGCCGTGCTCGCCATCGTCGAGCGGGACTACGAGATCGTGCCGGATCGGCCCCGGGTCCGCATCCCACCGCCGGACCCGTGCCCGTTCTGCGCGACTGGCCTGGTGGAGCAGTGCCCGTGGCATCGGACGGACGACACGCCATGACCCAGCCCGCCCGCCAGCACCGGCCCACCAAGAGCCCTGTGCCCCTTCACCTGCCCGTGGTCGACCCCGACGTCCCGGCCGACCAGAAAGGCCACGCCTACTGCTCCCGGTGCGGGGTCGCCATCGTGGCGGGCGATCCACGCCACACCCTGCCCGACGCGCCACCGGAGCAGGCCGAGCACCGCCGGTGGGCCGGCGAAGGAGGCGACCGGTGAGCGCCGGCGCACGGCCGCCCATCGTCTACTTCGGCGGCAAGCAGACCCTGGCAGAGCGGATCGTCGCGCTCCTGCCCGAACACCTGCACTATGTCGAGCCGTACTGCGGGAGTCTTGCCGTGCTGCTTGCCAAACCGGCCAGCCGCATGGAGACGGTCAACGACCTCGACCGCGAGCTGATGACGTTCTGGCGGGTACTGCGCGACCGCAGCGAGGACCTGGAACGGGTCTGTGCACTGACGCCCCACTCCCGGGCCGAGTACGACACGGTGCTCAACAGTGCACCGCCGGACGACGAGCTGGAGGTGGCGCGGCGGGTCTGGGTGCGGCTGGCGCAGGGTCGCGGCGGGCAGCTTCGCCGCACGACCGGCTGGCGGTACTTCGTCGGGCCTCGAGGGTCCAACCTCTCGATGCCCGGTTACCTCGAGGCCTACCGCGCCCGGCTCGCCCCGTGCCTCGACCGGCTCGCACAGGTCACCCTCGAATGCCGGCCCGGGCTCGACGTCATCACCGACTACGGCCAGCACGACGAGTCGCTGCTCTACGTCGATCCGCCGTACCTCGGCGATACCCGCAACTGGGGCAACCAGTACCGGCACGAGATGCGCGATGAGGCCTCACACCGGCAGCTGGCGGAGGCGCTGCACGCGGCCCGGGCCGCAGTCGTGCTCTCCGGCTATCCCAGCCCGCTGTACGACGAGCTGTATGCGGGCTGGGATCGGATCACCATCGCCGCTCGCACGAGTCAAGGCGGCACCGACGGCGCGCGGACTGAGGTCCTCTGGTCCAACCGGCCGCTCGGCAACGCGCCGACGCTATTCGAATTCTCCGAGAAGGGAGCTGCCTGACATTGGCCCGTGCCATTCCGTGAGCATTTGCGGCCGGGCCGCAAGGCAATTGAAACGTCACATGATCAGCGGGTGGAAATAGAGTGATCGATAAGACACGGCAACCGGCGCGCCGGGAGATCCACATGCGGCGTGAGCTGGGACAATGGGATGTCATAAATAGGGCGACCGGACGAGCGTTTGCGCCGCCCATCCGGTCTGGAGCCCTTATCCCATGCTTCCCAGCAGGAAGGGGCTATGCCCTCATGCTGCCATGCCGCGCTAGAAACGTGCGCATCTGCAACACCGTGTCTTGCGCCACCGAACAGGCGTACGCCTGATGGGCGCCTCGAATGCGCTCGCCGCGTTCCGCCGCTGGGCCGGGAAGGTCCCCGGCGCCTCGATGATGCTGCTGACCTACATGTCCCTGGTCTCCAAGGACATGGACGACTGGCCGTGGTACGGCCAAGGACAGGAAGCGCTCGCCGAGTTCGCCCTTGGTCGCGAGAACCCGGACCGCGCCGACCTCCGCGCGGTCTCGCGCGCGATGCAGCCGCTGCTCGACGCCGGAGCGGTGACCGTGGACCGCGGGTCGGCCGCCCGAGCGGACGGGAATACGACCGCTCGCTACCGCCTGAACATCTCCGACCGGGCCGACTCCGAGCGCCAGAAGTGGGAGGAGACGCACGACGGAAAGCGTCGCACGTCGAAGCCCGCCAAAGATCCACAACGTACGACGGTTTCTGGCAACGACGTACGACGGAAAGTGACGCAACGTACGACGGTTTCTGACGCGACGTACGACGGAAACCGTCGCACTAAGGAGGAAGAGGATCAAGAGGAGCGAGAAAACCAAGGAATAAGTGTTGATCTTCAGACGACCTCTCGCCCTTTGCGCGCGAAGCCGCCCGACGCAAAGCCTGCCCCCGTCATCGCACTCTTCCCCGGAACCGCCAACGCACCCGACGAGCCGCCCTACCGGCCGCCGCCGCGGCGTACCGGCCGAGCGCAGGACACCGTCGCCGAAGCCATGGCCCGCGTCGCCGTCCGCAAAGCCGAACACCAAGCCCAACTCGCCGCCGACACGGAAGTCTCCTGATGGCCAGCAAGAAAATCCCCGACTGCCACCCGCTATCGCTGTACTTCGCTCGCGGGCTCTGCCGCCCCTGCTACAACCACCACGCCAAAGCCGGAACGCTCGGCCACTTCCCTCGTACCACCCTTCCGGCCGACGACTTCGCCAGTCGATACATATCGATGCGCACCGCTGGACTATCTCGCACAGCCATGGCCGAAGCGCTCGGCATCGACCGTCACGCAGTCGCGCAGGCGTACTACCGCGCCGTTCGCCTCGGCGAGGTCACGCCGGATGGACCTCGCGTGACCTGCGGCACCGAGGCCGGATACCAGGCACACCGACGGCGGGGCGAGCCAGCGTGTCAGCCATGCAAGGACGATCGGGCGAGAGCTGCACGGGATCGCCACCACGCCCGCGCACGCGTTGCCGCCGAAACGGAGGTCTCCTGACCATGGCCCGCCACGTCGAAACCCTCGCCGCCCAAGCCACCCCACCCGTCGCCGCCCTACCCGACCGCGCCTGCGCCGACACCGACTTCGGGATCTTCTACCCCGACCACCGCAGCCAAGCCCGCCAAGCCCGCGACATCTGCGGACGCTGCCCCCACCGCCAGCCCTGCCTCGACTGGGCCCTCGAAACCCGGCAGAGCTTCGGGATTTGGGCCGGAACCAGCCCCGACGAACGCGCCGCCATGCACGGAGGCGATGTCCGGTGAGCGACCGCCACCCCCTCGGCCTGCACGAAACCACCCTGCTCAACCTCGCCGGCTACCGCATCCGCCTACACCACTGGACCGGCGACGGCAGCCACGCACCCCACAACCACCGCGCCCCGTTCATCAGCCTGCCCCTGCTCGGCCGCTACGCCGAAACCCGCCACATCCGGATCCCCGGCCGCGCCTACCGGCTCATCGCCACCCGCCAGCCCGACGGCCAGGCCCGCATCAACATCGACGCCGGGATGCGCGGCGGACTGGCCGCCGGCGCCACCGTGATCCGCAGGCCGCTGCGGCCCTACCGGTGCCCGCTCGACGCCATCCACAGCTACTGGCCGGTCGGGCGCGGCCCGCACTGGTCGCTGGTGCTGTCCGGCCGTCCCGTACGCGACACGTCCACCGTCTGGCAGGAAAACGCATGAGCGCCCCGAAGCCCGGCCGCCAGCAGCTCACCGGCTACGTCGTACGCGACTACGAGCACATGATGGCCGCCTTCGCCGCCAGTCGTGAAAGCCAGCACCTGACCTACGACGAGATCGCCCGCCGCATGGGTCGCTGCTACCTCCAGCAGGTCTTCACCTGGCTCAACGGTGGCGCCGAGTGCCGGGCCCGCCGCCTGTTCGCGCTCGCCGACGCCCTCGGCTACGACCTGGCCCTCATCCCACGGGAGGACGCGTGAGCGACAACCTCTGCGTGTGCTGTGAGACGCGCCCCACGCCCGACGGGTACGCGTGCTCCGGCTGCTGCAACCGCGCCGGCGACAAGCTTGCCCTCATCGCTGGCCTGGCGCCCGACGCGCGCCTCGTCGCCGCCGGGCTGGTCCGCCGCGGCGGCGGCTCCGGCAGCAACAAGCCCGGCTCGCGCCCGCCCCTCAACGACGGCGCCACGGACACGCTCGACGAGGTCCAGAACACGCTCACCACGCTCGCCCGCGACATCGCCGACACGCGCGGCCAGAGCGCACCGCGACACCTCGGCCGCGACCCGATCGTCGTCGCCGCCCGCGCGCTGCAGGCCCAGATCGAGTGGATGCGGCACGCGCTCGACGGTGCCGAGCCGTACGCCATCCGGGCGTTCGACGAGATCGCCGACTGCGCCGGCCGGCTGCGCGGCGTCGTCAACGGGCCCGGTGAGCAGAAATTCCTCGGCCCCTGCGGCTCCGTGCTGGCCGCAACGGCCACGCCCTGCCCCGGGGAGTGCTCATGCCGCCCCGACACCCCCACGGCGAAGCTGGCGGCCTGCACGGCCTGCTTCTGCTTCACGGGCTGCCACGCGAAGGTGGCCACCGACGCCGAAGGGCAGATCTGCGTCGGCGACGTCTACGGCTACCACGGCGCCAAGACCGGCCGGTGCAAGGCCTGCGGCGCGGAGGTCGCCACCAGCGAACGCGAGGCATGGCTGAACGGCGAGGTGCGCGAGCACGCCTTCGAGGCCCGCGACATCGCCGAAGCGCACCGGCTCAACGTCAAGACCATCCGGACCTGGGCCAACCGCGGCGCACTGCGGACGTACTGGCGAACCAGCGCGGACCTGGTCATCGAGTGGACCGATCCGCCGCTGGACGACGCCCTCAAGGGCGAGGACCGGGCTGCACGCGAGGCCGCGATCGCCGACGAACTGGCCGCGCGCGGGCCGCGGCTGCACTACGTCGGCGACGTCCTCGACCTTGCCGCCGCAGACGCGGCACGGCGCGCCACCGAGCAGGCAAAGCGAGCACGACGAACGGCCATTAAGGCCGAGGATGAGAGGCTGAGCGCATGACTGACCGGGAGCCACTGGAGCGGATCCGTGTCGGGGACCACCTGACCATTCGCATGGAGCGTGCGGTGCCCCTGTCCGCAGATCCACCCAGGTACCTGGTGATCCAATCGGGTGACGTCAAGGTCGGCGACCAGGTGCGGGTGCTGGAGCTGATCGACGGCGCGTACCGCGAGATCGAGGGCGGCTGCCGTGTCGTCGAGGGGTGATGGCATGGGCGACCTGGTGACCTGGCTGCGCGCCCAGCTGGACGAGGACGAGCGGGTGGCGAGTGCATCCGAGGGCGGCGGTACCGAGCGCTGGAGCCGCACCGATGAGGGCAGCCTGTACGTGTCAGGCACCGGCGGCAGCGGCTACTTCGCCACCGGACCGTGGGGCGGCGGCATCGACGACGAAACGGCAGAGCACATCGCCCGCTGGGATCCGGCGCGCGTGCTGGCCGAGGTGGACGCCAAGCGGCGGATCCTGGACGAGGTAGTGGAGGACGCGACCGGACTCGATATGTCAGTCGACCTCGATCGGCGCACTCGCCCACGCGACGAGGTCACCGAGCCCTACCTCGGTGACGTGCTCGTGCGCCTGCTCGCCCTGCCGTACGCCGACCGGCCCGGCTACCGCGAGGAATGGCGGCCACACGCCAGCTGACCTGCAGAGATGACGGGCGGGCTTGACAAAGATCCATCCTGAATCCATCATCTGCACATCCAGACGTGTACCCAGCGCCTGACCGAGCCCTCGCCCATGGTGAGGGCTTCGTCGTATCCAGGCAGGTGACCGTGCCCCGCCGGATGAAGGTCTGCGCACAGCCCGGCTGCCCCGAGATCACCGAGCACCGCCACTGCCCGACCCATACCACCGAGCGGGAACGGGCACGAGGCAGCAGACAGCAGCGCGGGTACGACCGAGGACACGAGCGACTGCGTGAACAGTGGAAGCCCAAGGTCGAGGCCGGCATGGTCGACTGCCACGCCATCGTGTGCGTCATGCCGCAGCGTCGCATCTGGCTCGGCATGGGATGGGACCTCGGGCACACACCCGACCGGACGGCATGGACGGGTCCTGAGCACGCGCGATGTAACCGCGTAGCAGGCGGGCAAGCCAGCCACCGTCACCCAGCGTGACCAGGGTGGGGGGAGACCCCCAAGGGCCAGGGACCGGAGGAC